GAGACTTGAGAGGTTGGATCCGACTTCGAAGATATTATTCGACGCGTCTGAAGAAAAGACTTTGCGATCGGCTAAGTTAATAGCCAACTCGCCCTTGTCAATAAAGGCCGCGTTTGCTGCGTTCGTAGTATTCGCTGTACGACCTGAAACTGTCGTACGCTTAAATTGAAATTTATTCGGCATTCCCAACCTCTATATAGAGTATGATAGGATTATATAATCCTCATGATATTTATACAGAGGAATCTTCTACCTGTTTTTTCTTTTCGTTCTTTTGCTTAAGAGCTTGCAGTTCTACGTTAGACTCGCTCAGCGCCCGATCGAGGAGCGCCAAGCGAGTTTCTAACATTAAGTTTTGGTTTGTAAGATCGTGTACTTTTGCAACCAATTTACTGATATATTCATTAACAAATTCAGCTTCCATGTTTAGAATGTACCTCCATCAAGTGTGCCATATACGACCGAAGTGCCGTTCGATTGTAGAACGAAACCGTCTGTTGCAGCTGCAAGAACTGTAGTTGCGCCTGCGCCGTTACCTACAAGAATAGCGCCAGCAGTAATGCTTGCTCTACCAATACCACCTGATGTCACCGCGAGTGGAGTCGAGAGTGACAGCGAGTTGGCAGTAATATTTACATTAAGCGTTGAGTTCGCTGTAAGCGTTACCGCAGTCGAGTTCGAAACCAAACCACCGGAGGTTAAGAATGCTTGTAATGTAGCAGTAGTATAACCAGCTGCAGCAGTGTCTACAGTTGTTGTAGGTTCTGTTTGAGAACCAGTAAAGAGCTTATAAACACCGTCTGTAGCATCACGGAAAAGACCGGTAAATTTAGTTCCAGTGGCGCCGTATTGGCCAAAAATACCAATATCAAGAACGTCGGTCGTGCCGTTACCATTTGCAAGTTCAATCAGTGAGTCTTCAACAATCAAGTTGGTAGTATCAATTGTTGAAAGTGTACCAAGAACGGTCAGATTTCCTGAAAGAGAAAGATCCGTAATCGACAGCGCGCTGTTAACATGAACACCGGTCGAGTTAACTGTGAGTGTCGAACCAGTTGTAAGGCCGACAGTGTCAGCTTGAACGTTGATACCGTTTGCAGAACCAACATGCAGTCCAGTAGAGTTACTTACAAGTCCGCTACCAGCCGATACAAATACGCCGGTTGAGTTAGATACAAGACCACCGGCTGTACCAGCAAGAACATTAATTCCAGAAGAGTCAACAGAAATACCATTGGCTCCAGAAGCAGCCACAGCATCTGCAGATACACTAATACCGTTGCCAGCGGCGACGTTTAGAGTAACATCTCCAGTTGTGCCACCACCGGTTAAACCTGTTCCAGCAACAACCGACGTAATGTCAGCAAGAGTGTTCGACCAGTAAACAGATGAACCGTTCGAGTGAAGGACTTGACCTGCAGTACCAATGCCACCGTTAGCGATAAGACCAGCAGTCGTGGCAATCGTTACGTTGGCATTCCAAGTTTGTGTGTTAGTCCAGTTATATGCAGCAGCAGTGTTGATCGATACTGCCCCAGCAGGTTGCCAGAAAGTATTGCCTCCAGCATCAACTGCTAGAAGAAAGTTTGCGCCAGGTGAAGATACACCGTTCGCAGTAATATTTCTAACAGTAAGAACATCTGCCTTTACTGCATCGATAAAGCCTGTACCATTTGCTACGAGAGCTTGGTTAGCAGTGAGCACACCGGGATTGAACTTACCAGCAATGGTGATTGATGCACCATTGGAACCGATGAACAGATGATCACCGTTTGCTGTAAAGGCCAATTCACCATTAGCTAATGACGGAGCGGTGGCAGTCGTTAACGATCTTTTGATCTGAATTAAGTTAGCCATCTTGTTTCCTTATTAAAAAGAACCGCCGTCTATTGCGCCGAGGTCCCCTATTTGTAATTGTTTTACTTCATATTTATCTGTTTCAGAATTATAAACTAGTGTAGCTCCATCAGTCACATCGACCTCGGAAACATCAGAAATGTCTTCAATACTTCGAATTTCTTGAATTTGATTCTTCAGAGTAATAGGAGCAGCAGACGATAGTCTGCCATTATTATTTGTAATCTTGGCAACTAGACGAGATGTGCCTGCCATTACCTTGTAACTCCTGGTGTGACTGTGACTATACCTTCAACAAGACGCGAAATCGTTCCGGATCCGTCATTCAATTCACAGTCATATACATATCTTCCTGCCGCCACGTTGTTTGTAGCGTTAGCAGTCATCGAAAGAGTAACTTCACCTGTTACAGCAGTGATAGCAACATTGAAAGAATAGTATGTCGATGAAGTGTAATGCTTACGCATCTGAGCGGCACCAGTAAATCCTGTCAGATTTACGATGTTACCTTCTTCATCGGTGACATCAATCGTGGTTGCAAAAGATGTGCCTTGATCGATTGTAATGTTAGCTTTCAGTGCCATTTATTCTTCTACCGTGTTATGAAAAACTATCTGATGTTAAATCTACAAACCAATATTTAGTTGTCGCGCCATCAGAAGCCGACACGTTAAATTGTTGATTATTATAACCGCCTGTATATGCAGCAAAAAATGTAATTGATGAACCGCTACCTCCACTTCCGAAGTTGGCGTAGCCATTAAATCCATCTCCGCCAGTGTATGTCCAAACTACACTCGAAGAAGCAGTAATAGTAACAGTCGCTTGTGTGTTATACTGATAATCTGAAAGCGAAGTAGGCGATCCAACAGTTCCTCCAGTTGGAGAAAAGGTAACTAAAGCTATATCTGCATAAGGTCGAATGCCTACATATTGCCACGTAGATCCATTCCACATTTTAACAGCACCAAAATCTTGGCTCCCGACCCATGATGAGCCGTTCCAATATTTAACTGCTTTGGCGGTCGTAAAAGCTAGAGGCACTTATTATGCTCCCGGCGCCGTTGGCCAAATAACATCAGCGGCATTTGTATAAGTCTGAGTAAGATCTCTGAGTGCTTGACGATACGTAGCCCAAGCAGTTTTATCTCCAGGCCAATCTGCCATTTGAGTATAGTCAGATAAAGCCAGAAGATTATTTCTTTTCGATTTAATTTGTTCCCAAGTAATTACCACGACTCGATCTTGCAAAACAAGATTTCCTTGTGATAAAACCAATTCTTTATTTTGCATATTGATACCATGGAGAAACTGCTCGTGTTGCTCCGCGGTAATTTCAATAATATCTTGCGGCAATGACGGATACCCAAAATCAGTATCGTAAAAACCTTTTGTTGTTGGGCTGTAGTAAATTGTCATTTTATTAATATCCCATCGCTAACCAGAAACCGGTATGAGAATTTTCATCTCCGTTAAACCAACTGAAACCAGTTGTTGATACACTAAAAATGGTTGCACCTTTAGAAGCCTGTCCAAATACACTTGTATCTCCTACGCCATTCATCACAGCTCGGGCAACCGCGGTGAACGATGTTGGAAATGATCCACTTCCCGTAGTATTCGGAGTAACAGTTACTGTTCCCCACTGAAGGATTACTCCATTAGGCAATCGAGTCCATCCATTTGATGAGAGACTTTGTGTATATCCAGTAGTTCCTGCTGTATCGATCCAGATATCACCAGCGGCTGAAGCAGTAGGTGTAGAACCCGTTACGAAAACTTGACCGCCGCTTGTAAATCCAGCCGTAACGTGTCTGAGAATAGGAGCAGCAGCTGAAGCTGCACTTCCTTGTGCGCCTTGTGGTCCAGTTGCACCTTGAGCACCAGTTATACTTGCTCCTGCTGGGCCTTGAGCACCAGTAGCACCTTGTGCACCATTCAAACCGCTAGGTCCTTGTGCACCTGTAGCACCTTGAGGGCCAGTGGCACCTTGCGCGCCAGCTGGACCAGCTACAGTTGAAGCGGCACCTTGTGCACCAGTAAGTCCTTGCGCTCCAGTTGGTCCCTGAGCTCCAGTTGCACCTTGAGGTCCAGCAGGTCCAGCTACAGTTGAAGCAGCGCCTTGAGCACCAGTTGCACCTTGTGGTCCTTGAGGTCCTTGTGCACCTGTAGCACCTTGAGGGCCAGCTGGTCCTTGTACTGAAGGTCCTTGAGGCCCCTGTGCACCTGTAACACCTTGAGAACCTTGAGCTCCAGCGGCACCTTGTGGACCAGCTGGTCCAGCTACAGTTGAAGCGGCTCCTTGAGCACCAGTTGCACCTTGTG